TCTACTGGCTTAGTAAACAGTAGGTCACTTATGTGGTTATTATTTGCAATCCTAATTCAGTCTGATGGCTATGCTGTCTATCCACAGGGGCCATTCATGACAATGGATGAGTGCTTTGAAGCCCGTGAGTATTTCATGGCAACAGCACCACAGCCAAAGATTAACTACGAAGCAGTGTGTGTACAGACAGACGTAACAGGTAAAGGAACATGATTGCAGTATTATCTAAGATTCTTGGATCAGGCGATGTTATTAAGAAAGGCTTAGACCTTATTGATGATATGCACACATCTACAGAAGAAGAGATAGCGGCAAAGTCAAAGGCTAAGATTGATTTAATGAATGCCTACGCACCGTTCAAGTTAGCACAGCGTTACATTGCTTTAATGTTTACTGCTGTGTTTCTCAGTATGTTTGTCCTTGTCCTTGCAATGACTCTTGCAGGTGAAGGTGACATTAACGCAGTCAAGCAGATCATTGGTGACTTCTGGATTGGAGAAATCATGTTGATGATTGTTGGCTTTTATTTTGGCGGCGGTTTAGCCGAATCAGTAAGGAAGAAATAGTATGCCTAAATATAGAAACCCTGCCGAAGTCTATGACGAAGGTAAATTACTTGGTGGTATGACAGACTTACCAAAGCCCGGTAAGAAAAAACCTACACCAAAGAAACCTAAAACTTCTCCCTGTGGTACTATGTCACCAACAGGAAAAATTCGTAACTACAAATAAGGAATTATTGATATGGCACTACCTTTAGTTATTGGCGCAGCGGCAATGCGAGTGCTTCCTGCAGCTACTCGTTCAGTTATTAAATATATTCAAAAATATGGAAGATCGGCTGCAATTAGAAATAAAGATATTGGACGTGCTCAAGTAGAAGCTGCTGAAAAAGCAGTAGCAAAAGCACAGCCAGTGCGTACAGCAGCCTCCAAAGCTACAGGCGCAGTTAAAACACAAGCTAACAAACTTGTTGGCCGTGGTAATCAAGTTAAGCGTACTCCAACAAAACAAGGCCAACAGAATAAAAAAACAGGTAAATTTATGAAGCCTGAAAAAGTTGAGCGTTATGATCGAATGGGTGGCCGTGTTGCTGCACGTAGAGCTAAGAAAGCTGCAGTAGGTACTGTTGCAGGTGCAGCAGCTATTGAGGGTGGTTCAGCTTTAATGAATCAAAAGAAAACTTCTTCAGGCCCATCAGGACAAATGAAGCGTAATGCACCTAAATCTACAGCTTCTGCACCTAAAGCTAAAAACTATAACGTAGGTAAGTCTAAGGGTGGTGTATCTTTTGATGAAGCATTTGCTCACTTCCGTAAGAAAGGTAGTAAAACTTTCACTTGGAATGGTAAGAAGTACACTACTGAACTAAAGAAAGGAAAGTAATATGCCATACGGTAAGAAACCAACAGCAAAGAAAGCATTTAAGACTTGTGCAGGTTGTAAAACTAAAGCCAAATGTAAAGCCGCAGGTAAATGTTTAGGTAAAAAGAAGTAATGGCTACGCCTACTAATAAAGCACTGTACAATCGTGTGAAGGCTGAGGCTAAAAAGAAGTATAAAGTCTGGCCTTCTGCGTATGCTTCAGGTTGGCTTACAAAGGAGTACAAGAAGCGTGGCGGCAAGTACAAGTAAGAAACCTAAAGGTGGTCTAACCAAATGGTTCAAGGAAGACTGGCGAGATCTTAAAACAGGTAAGGAATGTGGACGTAAGTCTGCCAAAGGTAAAAGTAAAAGACCTTATCCTTCTTGTCGTCCTAAAGCAGTAGCGGCTAAGATGACTGCGGCTGAGAAAAAATCAAGCACAACACGTAAAACTGGCCCTGCTAAGATTAAACATAAAGTTACTGCATCAGGTAAGCGGAGGAAATAATGCCAGTAAAAAAAGATTCGAGACTTGCAAGAGCAGGCGTTAGTGGTTACAACAAACCAAAGCGTACTCCTAATCACCCTAAGAAGTCGCATGTTGTTGTAGCAAAAGTAGGTGACCAAGTTAAAACTATTCGCTTTGGTCAGCAGGGTGTTAAGGGTGCAGGCAAAAATCCTACTTCTGCCAAAGACAAAGCACGTAAAAAATCATACTATGCTCGCCACAACGCTCAAGATTCTAGCCCATCTAAATTATCTGCTAGGTACTGGAGTCATAAAGTCAAGTGGTAACTTGACATTTCTTTAAAACTATGTTATACTATATAGACTATAGTAGGTAAACGCAAATGACATATCTTCAATTAGTAAACAATGTACTTAAACGCTTGCGAGAGCGTACAGTAACAGCTATAGATGCTAACGCATATTCAACTTTAATAGGTATGTTAGTTAATGATGCTAAGCACGAAGTTGAACAAGCTTGGGATTGGTCTGCGTTGCGTACTACCAAGACTGCTACAACCTCAGCAGGTGTGTTCGCTTACGAACTAACAGGTGCAGGTGACGATATTAAATTGTTAGATGCGATTAATGACACTAGCAATAACTTTATGACTTACAAGACTGCATCTGAGTTTAACAACTATTACCTCAACACAAACCCTAATCAAGGTTCTCCACGTTATTACAGTTTTAACGGTATCGATAACAACGGTGATACAATCGTTGAAGTTTTCCCACCACCAAACGGTGTGTATACGTTAAGGTTTAACATTGTTGAACGACAGGCAGAGTTAACAAACACTACTGATGTGTTACGTTGCCCTGCTAAGCCCGTTGAAATGCTTGCGTATGCTAAAGCAGTAGAAGAGCGTGGTGAAGACGGGGGTGCTTCAGCGGCATCTGCATATGCTACAGCTAACCGTGTGCTTAATGATGCGTTGTCTCTTGACCAAGCTAAGCACCCTGAAGAGCTAATTTGGACTACTCCATGACACAGCCATTACAATCAACTAGCATTGCCGCACCGGGTTTCTTTGGGTTAAACACTCAAGAGTCTGGTGTTACACTTGACAAAGGTTTTGCTGAAGTTGCTACGAACTGTGTTATTGATAAGTTTGGACGATTAGGCGCACGTAAAGGTTGGCAGTTTCTTGCTGAACAAGCAGATGTTAATCTGAAAGGCATCCATCGGTTTATTGATATTGATGGCACAGAATACTTTGGTGTGTGGTCAGACTCATCGTTTTACATTTACTCTGGTGGTAGTCTAAGCTCTGTAACCTACAACGGTACGCAAGCATTTGCTACGGGTGACTGGCAAGCTGTAACTTTAAATGACTCAGCATACTTGTTTCAGAAAGGGTATGAGCCTTTATACTTTGATGTAGCCAGTCAAGAAATTAAAGATATTTCCGATCACCCACAATCATCTGGTGTAGCCCCGCAAGGTAACGCAGCTTTGTCTGCGTATGGTCGTTTGTGGGTAGCAGACACTAATGCAAACACAACAACACTGTACTGGTCAGACCTGTTAGATGGCCCAGATTGGAACTCAGGAACATCAGGATCATTAGACATCTCTGGTATTCTTGTATATGGTAATGATGACATTGTAGGCTTAGGAGCGCACAATGGTTATTTGATTGTCTTCTGTAAACGTAACATCATTATCTTTGGAGACACTGATAACAACCAACAATATCTTGATCCGGCTACTTTACAACTGGTTGAAGTAATTAATGGTGTAGGATGTATTGCGAGAGACAGTATACAAAACACAGGTACTGATATTCTTTTCTTGTCAACCTCTGGGCTTAGATCACTAGGCCGGACTATTCAAGAAAAGTCTCAACCAATGCGAGACATCTCTAAAAATGTACGTGATGATTTAGTACGGCTAACACAGAGTGTAGACCCAACAACAATTAAATCTGCATACTCTGAAACCAATGCGTTTTACTTGCTGTCATTTACAACTCGTAATTTAGTGTACTGTTTTGATATGCGTACTGCATTGGAAGATCAGTCTGCTCGTGTAACAACATGGACAACTAGTGAGTTTTCATCGTGGATTGCATTTGGCGGTGAAGTTTACATGACTCACGCAGATGGCCTAGCTCGTTACTTTGGGTATGAAGACAACGGCACATCTTACACAATGTCTTACGTGACGCCTTACTTAGACTTAGGCAGTCCAACAACCACTAAGATTTTAAAACGAATTGGTGTGACTGTTATCGGAACGCAAGGGCAAGCATTTAGTGCCAAAGTAGCTTACGACTACTCAGATTTATTTAGCACGTTTGCATTAAACCTAGTTGAAAGTGACAAGTCTGAATATGATGAGCATCCATCGCTAACTGGGTCTACAAGTAGTACCATTGCAGGTGCTCAAAGTGCTACCACAGTTACATTAGAAGGCACACCTACAGTACACTACAACTTAGACTTTTCTGCTACTGAAACTGGGGACTACACAGAAGAGTACACGGTATATTTAGATACAGACACATATTACTACGTGACTCAAAACGAAGCAGAAGATCGTACCCCTACAACAATTTACATTAAACCATACCTAACAACAGCAACAGGTTTAAGTTCTACAGGTAAGTCAGCCGCTGACGAATACACGGTAGCGTTATACACAAGCGACACTGTAGACAACGTAAGGGTAGCAGGTAGTGGATCAGGTAGTGTTTTAAAGTTTGGATTTGATGCAACCTTGAGTGGTGGTGCTGTATCACTCCAAAAAATTGATATGTATGTAAAACAAGGTAGGATTCTCTAATGAGTAACTATACTAAATCAACCGACTTTTCGGCAAAGGATGCGTTACTAACAGGTGATCCTTTAAAGATTGTCAAGGGAACTGAGATTGACGATGAGTTCAATGCAATTCAAACTGCAGTTAACTCTAAAGCAGAACTAGCAGGATCATCGGCTCAGAACTTCTCAGCTAACACACTAACGGTAACTAACAGTTTGTCTGTTGATAGCTACACTGTAACTGGTTACGGTAATGTGATTGCTTGGGGGCGTATGGATGGGACTGATGGCAGTCTTGTCGATGGTTATGGGTGGACAGGCGAGCGTACAGCAACTGGTACGTACACAATCACTCTAGATTCTCCACAACCAAATGCAAACTATGCCGCTACAGCAAGCAGTGAAACCAACGTAGGTGTAGAAATTGATTCTTTCACAACTGATGACTTCAGGTTTAGAAACCGTGGGGCAAACGAAGTGCTTCAAGATAGCACAATTAGATTCATAGTGGTGGCATAAATGGCAGATGTAATTGTAGTACAAAAAGAAGACAACTCCGTTAGTGTTATTTACACAGGTGCTAGTCGTTTAACCACAGATCAGATTGTTGCTAGACGTTTTGCAAACTCTTCTGAAGTATACCAAGTTGTAGACTCAGCGACTTTACCTACGCAGTCGGTGTTATTTGATGCATGGGTTTACGATGAGACTAACGGGGCTGTGGTTGATATTAGTCGAGCTAAAAATGTTGCTCACAATATCAGACGTTATTATCGCACAGAAGAAATGAAACCATACGATGACATCATTGCTAAGCAGATTCCGGGTGAAGATGCTACAGCCGCTGAAGCACAGCGAGCATTGATTCGTACTAAGTATGCAACTAAGCAAACAGAGATTGATGCTTGCACTACAGTGGAGCAAGTGCAAACAATTATAGAAGGAATGGCCGTATGAGCTTAGAAAATCTTAGACCAACAGCTACTGCTTTTGTAGATCGTGCTTTGCCGGGTGGCCCAATGGTTTCTCCAGTTTTACCGCCTAATTATACTCCTAGTATGTTTCCGCCAATGAAGTTACAACCTACATCATACAGTGCGCAGACTCGTTATTATTCTCCTGCGGCAAGCTCTGGTTTTGACCAAAGAGATATTAATAATATGAGTTACGATCAGCTTGTTAGAGGAGCAAGAACAGGCGGTCTAATATACAACGATCCTAATGCCTCTCAACAGGGAATGTTTCAACCAATGTTCCCAACGCAATTTAACCCATATCAATCAATGTATGGTGGAGTAAGTTACCCTCAGTTTAACATGGGATACAATCCTTACATAGGTATGTTTAGTGGATATGGCATGCCTACTCAACAACCCCAACAACAAGAAGATCTTTACGCATTGCCTACACAACCTTTCCAAAATCCTTTTGGTGGTTACACAGACTACACTGGAGTTAATCAACAGTTTATAGACGCAAGACGTAATTTAATTGATGCTCTAGCTAGTCAAGCAGGAATGTCACCAGAGCAAGCAGTTCGAGCCGCTGACAATAGTACGTTATTAAATAACCTTGTCAATAGTATGGGTGGTCGTCGCTATGGTGAAAGTACAGCAAGTACTAGCGAAACAACAGGCGGTTATGGGTCTTAGGAGATAACAATGAGTAATTTTACATACAGGAGTAACTTCTAATGGCCGCATGGGCGCAGATAGCGGCGGCAGTCGCACCATCAATTATTGGTGGAATGTTTGGAGGCGGTAAATCTCAAAAGGTTTCTCAAGAAGCTATTGATGCCGCTAAGCAAGCAAGTCAGCAAGGATACTTTAGACCAGTTACTGTAACATCTTCTATGGGTGGTGCAGGTGTAGGGCCGTATGGTAATCTTGTTTCACAGATGACACCTCAGTATCAGAATATTGTTAATCAATCTCTTGCGGGTGCAGGCAATATGTACGGGCAACTTGCAGGATTTGATCCTTCTGCTCGTGCGGCAGAGATCTATAAAGAGCAAGCCGCATTACTACAACCATCGTTTGAACAACAAGCAACTGATTTACAGTCTCGTTTGTTTGGATCAGGACGTTTAGGTTTACGTCTTGCAGGAGAGTCTCAAGGATTAGGCACTGGTTCTGGTATGGTGCAGCCTGATGCATTGGGATTAGGCCAAGCACAGCAACAGACTCTTGCACAAGTTGCGGCAGGATCTCGTGCGCAAGCATATGAAGAAGCTAATCAAACAGCCAATCTTGCAGGTGCTATGCTCAAGGGTGGTTTAAGTATTCAACAAGCAGAAACAGAAATGATGAAGCTAGGTGTAGATGCTGAGACTGCTCGTGCTGCAGCGGCATATGCGGCGGGTAGCTTAATGATGTCTCCATACACAGGAGCTATGCAAGCGGCTGCAGGATATGACCAAAATCGTGCAGGTTTGTTTGGTGGTATTACTACTGGATTGCTGAGTAATCCTAACTTTATGGGAGGATCTGGCGCAACAACAGCAACAACTACAACAACAGCTAGGCCAAATCCGGTTGGCGGATATGGTTTTGGATATGGAGTAGGTGGATAAATGGCTAGGAATCAAGTACTAAGTTTATTTGGCGCATCTCCTGAGCAAATCATGGAACGCCAAAGGCAAGAACAAGCAGAAATTCTACAACAGATTAGAGATCCTTATCAGCAAACTGGTACAGCTATTGGCATGGCCTTGGGTAATATGTTTGGTGGAGAGTCTGCTGAAGTACGTGAGGCTAGGGATGTACAGAACATTGCATCACAGGTACAATCTGAGTTAGGTTCTCCACAGCTAACAGAAGACATGTCTCCTGAAGAACGTCTTCAAGCAACACTTACTTCATCTTATGAACTGTACAACAAACTTGCTGATGCGTATGCCAAAGCAGGGTATCCTCAGTACGCACAACAGGCTGTTGAGAAATCTATTGAGCTAGGTAGTTCTTTGTTGGGTGTTCAGGAAAAGATGGCTGGCATTGC